GAGGTGGGCGATGTGGTCCTGCTCGGGGAAGGCCAGGATCGGCTTGCCCATGGTCGCCGCCACGTTCTCGGCCACCGCGTTCAACTCCACCGGATCGACCGGAGGGTTGAGCAGGTCCATCGGCGACGGAATCTTCAGGGTCTGGAGGATGCGCTCCTCGACCTTGCGGGCGTTGTAGAGCTGCGGCAGCAGGGAGGCCCGCTGCGCCACGGCCTGGACCTGAGCGAAGCGCTGCGCCTCGCTGAAGATGTTGGGGTCCGAGACCGGGACCACGTCCATCGGGCCGCTGAAGTCACGGCGCGAGGCGACGTTCTCGCCCAGCTCCTCGATCTCCATCCGGTCGTCGAGGTACATGGCGTTGAGGCGGTGCAGGACGCACAGCACCCGGGCCATGGCGTTGTGCAGCCGCGAGTGGATCGCGCTGAACACCACCATGCCCTGCTCCATATTGGCCAGGGTGGTTCCGACAGGGGCGTTGGGGTTGTTGGCGGCGGCGTCCTCAAGGGTCGTCTGCACGACGCCCTTGCCTGCGTCGACCAGGAAGCCGAGCAGCTGCATCAGGACAGCCGACGGCTGGTTGAAGGGCAGCGGCATGGCCAGCTTGCGGATGTCGTCGACGTTCAGTCCGCCCTCGATCTCCATGATCTCGGTCGGCTGAATATCGAGCGACTGGCCTCCACGAGAGCTGCCCTTCAGCTTCAGCATGGTCTGGGAGTTGCTGATATGCGCCGAGTCGAGCAGCGCCCGAAGCGCGCCTGTCGACGCCGCAGCAATCCCGCCGATCATGTGGATGATGCCGATCGGATAGGCCCCGCGCCAGGGGACGAACGGGAACTCGATGATCCACTCAAGTTCTTCCTGGGTGTCGTCTTCCTCGTCCCAGTTGCGGTAGATCGACAGCACGGTGTTGGTCGTCTTGTCGATCGAGATGATGTAGGGCGCGGCTCCCTCGGCCTCGTCGTCCTCATCAAGCTCCATCGTCACGTAAATCTCGAACACGGTTCTCAGACCGTCCTCGTTGTAGGCCGTCTCGGTACGACCCTCGATCTTGTCGTTGGCCTGCGACGCCTTGGAGCCCTCTGGGGCCATGCCCGGCATCACGAGGTCGACGTCGCGGTACATGCCGCTCTTGACCCGCTGCTCGAACTCCAGCTGGGTGATGTACTGGACGTGGGTCTTGCGCTGGGCCGTGTAGAAGTTGGTCGCGGCGAACGGCAGGTAGACGTCGTCGATCGGGATGAACAGGAAGTCCGGTCGGTTGCGCTTCTCGTCCCAGCGCAGCTTCAGGTATTGCGCCCCGCCCAGCGGCAGCTGGGTCAGGAGCTGCTCCAGCTCGCCCCGGAAGCCCTTGCTCTGGGTCGTGAGCTGCCAGTTCATGAACATGGCCTTGCGGCGACCCTTGTCGGCGCGCTCCTGCGTCGCCGTGCCCGGGATCATCATCTTGGCTGGCCCGTCGGCCGGGAAGATTTCCTTGATGGCCCGGGCGCTGAAGTCGACGCAGACCTCGGTCAGCAGCGGGTGGACGACCTTGGACGCCCCCTGGAACGATGCGCCTCCCGGCGCGTCATCCCCGAGCCCCGTGCGCCGGATACCCTCCTCGTACTGCTTGTCGCGCTTGCTACGCGCATCCTTGTCGCGCTCGATCAGCTCGACGAGGTTGGTCGAGACCTTGTTCATGCCGCTGTCGGACATGGTCTCGGCGAGGTTGTCGTAGAAGTCGCTGTCCCCGGGCTTCGGCTCGTCGTCGATCTTGACGATAGCTCCGCCATCCTCGGTATCCTGGACGTCGTCCTCGCCCGCGTCGAACTCGACGGTTTCACCCTCGGGCAGATCGTCGTCCATGTACAGCTAGCCCCCTAAACTTGGCAGTCTCAACGTGTAGCACTGAGCCGGTGAACGGGCAAACGCTCACCGGCTCAGGTGTAGTTCGGTCAGACGGAAGACAGCGTGCCGGTGGCGGCTTGCACGACGGCCACGTCGGCGTCGCTCTCTTCCTGCGCACCAGCCGCCTTGGCGGCGTCCAGCGCGGTCTGGTCATTGGTAGCCGCCGCCACAGCATCGGCTACCGCCTTGGCTTCCTGAGCGTCACGCGCGGCGACGTAGGCGGCGAAAGCGTCGTTGAAGGCTTGGGACATCTGGTTCTCCGGGGTTGAGAAAAAAGGAAACTTCGAGTGGGTCGCTCGGCGCGGTTTACGGTCGATGAGCCAGCACACCAATATCACCAAGACGACAATCCACGGAAAGATCATTTTCTCTAGTCCTCGGTTGTCAGGTCACGCATCAGTTGCACGTGCGCTGAGGCTATGAATTGACGGTTCCACTGCTCGCTATCGCCTGTCGATAACCAGCCGCTACGCAGGTCCTGGCGTGAACCGCCAAGAACATAGACGATCCCGTCAGGCTCGTAACCATTGTCGTCGACGTAGTTGTCAAAGCTGGTGGCGACGATGTCGAGCAGTTGCTGCTTGTGCGTGCTCAGCCGCACTATGTCCGAGATCGTCACCACGTTATCAGGCTGCATAGGGGTTCACCTTCGGCTTGCGGCGCTCAGGCTCCTTATAGCCCTCACTACCCTTCTTGGCTGGCATCGTCCCTTCGAGCAGCCCCTTGTCGGCGCACAATCTCAAAGCCTGGGTCCAAACATCGACATAGTCGTCATGCTTCAACGAACCGCTGCCCCGGAACGAGCACAGCTGCGCGATCATCGGTTCGACCCAGTTCTTCGGTCGGCCGGGGTTCTTCTCGCTCTCGGGCAGCCACACCTGACCCCGGGCGAAGATATGGCTGACCATGTGCAGGCGGCTGAGCTTGTCAGCGCGCCCCGGGTTGTACGGGTAGGACGTGATCCCCTCGCGATCGAGCATCTGCCTGAGCGAAATCCCGCTGCCCTTGTCCTCGATCAGGAGGATATCCGGCTTGCGCCCGCTCGACGCCATGCGCGACGGGCCCAGGAGCGGCCGGATCATCGGTCTGTCCTCGTCGTCGCCGTAGGCGACAGCCATCTCCTTCTTGACCCGCTTGATCAGGTCCGGCATCCCCAGCTGGTCTTCCCAGCAGTCGAGCAGCATGACCTGCCGCTTGTCCTCGTGCCAGAAGACCCCGAACACGCCGCAGGCAGTGCTGTCGGCATTGTGGGTCCGCTTGTCCAGCGTCCGCTCGGTGAACGCCGTGTCGAGCGACATGATGATCCAGTCGAACGCAGGCAGCGTCTTCTTTACCGGCCACAGCTTGAACCACGACCGCTGGATGATCCCGCCCTCCTCGGCGTCGATCAGCTCGCCGTCCAGCTCCTGCCGCCCCAGCTGCGTCCCCTCGTACTGCTTCAGCTGCTCGAAGAACGACGCAGGCAGGTTCGCCCGGTTGTCGTAGGTCGAGCCTCGGGTGATCACGCGCCTCTGCTGCGGAGTCGACAGCTTGCGGATCAGGTCCTTGGGTTTCGGCGTCGTGGTCCACAGAGCCTGAGGGTTCTTGCCCAGTCGAAGGCCCATCATGGCCATGTCCCAGGTATCCTCATCCCTGGTCCAGGCCGCCAGCTCATCGCCCCACAGATCGGCGCACTGAGGTCCGCGCATCCGCTCCGGCTCCTCAGCGCTGAAGCCTCGGATCGGCGTGCCCTTGCCACCCGTATCCAACGTGATGATCAGGTTGGTCTTGTTGTAGTCGAGGATCAGCTCCGGAGGCACGACGGCCAGAATACCAGCAGGCCCCTCGAAACAGGTGTGCCTGACGTCGTTCAGCGTAGGCGCGATCACGAAGCGCGGGTGCTTGTCGGGGCAGAGCATCGCCTTGCCGCTGAGCCATTCCGCCCCGGTCAGGGTCTTGCCGAATCCGCGCCCGGCCATCACGCCCCATTCGCTCCAGTCGCCGCTCGGCGGTAGCTGCGTCGGGCGAGCGGTCATCTGCCACTTGCGCTGCCATATCAGGAACCGGAGCTGCCGCTCGGATAGCTGATTGAGCCGGGACAGTTCGGCTTCGGTGAAACCCTCGTCGCCCACGTCGGTGCTTCTCCCTGACGGTTCGAACGGAGGATATCAGGTTTGGCGCTAGAGGTGCAAACGCAAGAGCCCAGCAGGTTTGGGCTGCTGGGCTCAAGGCATCACCGTGAGGGTGAACGCCCCGGAGGGGCTTGGCTGTTTCGGGAGGAAACGAGGACGACTATGCCTTAGCCAGCGACGACCGCAAGAGGTAACCTTCAAGCGGCCAAAGCTGCTCGATGGCGGCCTCGAAGGCGAAGCGGCGACCCTTGTCGGCGTCGTAGTTCTCAGGGCTGGCGCAGGCGCTCTTGCCCACGACGGTGTAGCCGTTCTCCATGGTCAGGAAGCACAGGGTGATCAGGTCCAGGGGTCCGTACAGTTTGACGTCGATCCCCATGATCTTCGTCGACCCGGGAATATCCCCAAGGCTTTTCAACGCAGCTCCGGCGTTGATGTAGTGCTCGGCCACGATCTTGTCCTTCATAGCCTGGAGCGTGACGCGGGGCGCAGGGGCGTTGCTCGCGGCGTAGGCGTCGGTCTGTTCGAGGGTGTTGCTGTCCATCTTAGGTCTCCAGCTTGTCGCCCGTATTTGGGCGCGTCGGAGGGTGCCCTTGGTTTTGAAATTTGTCCAAAAAATTTTCGGGGGTGGGGTCGGTTTGCTGGTTGCGTGTAACTTTTTGCATGTTGAAGGTTGGGATTACACCTAGCTTAGCGGCAATTGCACCTAGCTAGGTGCGAAAGGCTTAGAGGCTTCTCAAAATTGCTGTGTACCCCATAGCGACTTTCCGGGACCTCCAAGAAAAGGGTGGTCGGGGTGGTGGGGTGGTTCCATCCCGGCTNTAGGCCACAGGCGCAGAGCGCGCGCCGCTGAGCCACGTGCAAGAAACAACAAGCGCACACGCCACGTTGCCCGCTAAGCCGCGAGCCAATAGCAACGCCGCGCCAGACCATCGACCATCGACCATCGACCATCGACCATCGACCATCGACCATC